CCGCCAACAGGCTACTGCATCCCTTTTGGGTGTAGCGACATTCGCTATTCGCAAACCCCGAACACAAACAGCTTAAAAATTATGCTATTCGCAAAAACCAAAACCATCCCCCTCGACCGTTATCAACCCGGCGACCACGACCCCAAGAGCGCCCTCGCCTTTTCGCGCGAGCAGGCGCCGCCGGCTTATCTCGCCGTGATGCTGGAGCTGCAGGACCGCATTGCCGACACCGCGCTGCTGGTCAGCACGATGGCCACGGCCAAGGAACCCGGCTGGCTCGCCCATGCCTCGGGACAGCTCAACGCCCTGCTGGAGCTGTGGGACGCCTTGGAGCAACGCCGCGCCGAATCGGCGAAGCTGGAGTAGTTTTGTCAGAAAAACGTATACTTTTTTCCGACATAAAAAGTTGCCGTTCGCCGGCAATGTCGCCGTGCGTTGACATTAGGCCGGCCTAAGGCATCGCCATGCATACTTTTTGCGCCGCAGTTCAAGCCACGTTTGAACTACTGCTCATAAATGGAGCGCGGCTCCATTTGCCGCCGCCGCTCTAAACATTCCCGCTCGCGCCCAATCGGGTATAATCTGGCCGCTTTCCCGGCATTTATACCCGCTCGGGAACTGTTGCAAACTGTCTGACTTTGCGCGCAACGTCCTACGGTTTGTCACAAAATTTCCGCACAGAAAGTGGCAGAAAGTGTCATTACTTGCGCAGAACTATAGCGATTTCTATCCGATTTCCCCTAGAGACAACGATAAATAACGATAAATAACGAAAAATAACGAAAAATAGTTCTGGACATTTGTCCAAAAGTGTCCATAATAGATAGTATCAATGTGAAGTTGTGCCCTCATGGCACGCAGGTGTTGATCGGACTGAGCGACGCACGCTCTGGCACTACTTGGAGGTTTATCCATGGCGGAAGAGAAGGCAGCCCTGGCTGCAGGTGACGATATCATTTCTATGGCTCTGGAGGAGCTGACCGGACAGCCGGCCCAGCCCGAGGACGTAGAACAGCCCGAAGCGGCTGAAGATCTTTCACAAACTGAGACAGAAGAGGAATCGGAGGAGAAATCCGAAGATGCCTCTGAAGATGTTAAGGACGAAGAGTCCGAGGACGAGGAGTCCGAAGAAGACGACGAGGAAGGCGAGAAGGACGACGAAGCGCCGCAGGAGAAAATCCAGAAACGGATCAATAAGCTCACTGCCCAGAAAAAAGAGGCGCTCGAAAAAGCCCAGACGCTAGAAAGCGAATACGCGCAGGCGAAAACACGTCTCGCCGAGCTGGAATCCCAAGTCAACGAAGCCGCCCGCCCTGTGCTGCAGCCGACCGCGGAAAACCCGCTGGCCGATGTGGACACGCCCGAGGCGCTTGAAGCGAAAGTCAAAAGCGCGCAGGAAGTTCGCCGCTGGGCACTACGCAATACCGACGGCGCCACGGTCAAACGACCGGACGGCACCGAGGTGTATCTCGATAGCGACCAGGTCAAAGACTACCTCATCAAAGCGGACGACGTTCTGACCGTTCACGCCCCGGCCCGCCAGCAGTGGCTCGCCCAGCGTCAACCGGCCGTTGAAGCCGCCAAGAACCTGTTCCCCGACATCTTCAAAAAAGGATCGCCGATGCATCAAGCGTATCAGGCGACGATCAAGCAGGCGCCCGAGCTATTGAAGCTCCCCCAGAATGAATACTGGGTCGGCCTCGCCCTCTACGGAGAGCAGCAGCTCATGCAGAAGCAGGCGGCCGATCAAGCCAAGGCCAAAGCCGCCAAGAAAGTCTCAGCCAGTGGAACATCCAAGACCCCGACACCTGTCAAACCCGTGAGCACGCCGAAATCTGCCACCAAGGGCGCGGTCAATACGGCCACGCGCAACCGAGTGCTCTCTGGCGCCGGCGGGATCTCCGATCTCGAGGCTTATATGTCAGAGGCGCTGTTCAGTTAACAAACCTCCCAAAAAGAAAGAATTACTATTATGCCCTCTACAGTAGGTGCCTTGTTCCCATCCACGGGCAACCGTGAAGACCTCCTCGACATCATTTCCGTTGTCGACGCGAAAAACACTCCCATCAGCTCGTCTGTCGCCAAAGTCGGCGCCGATCTGAACAACCCCGGTCTCTACAGCTACCAAGCCGATTCCTACAACTCGCCCACCACGGACGGCGTTGTGGATTCTGCCGACGTTTCTGACTTCGACGACCCGACCAAAAACCGTGTCCTCCTGAGCGCCCGCGCGCAGAAGTTCCGCCGCACCATCAAGGTGAGCGACTTCCAGCAAAACGTCCAGGACGTTGCCGGCGTTGGCAAGAAGAAGGAAATGGCCCGCGGCACAGCTCGCGCCATCACTGAACTCAAGCGCGACATCGAGGCGACAATCTCAAGCGACAACGACTCCGTCGAAGGTTCCGGCTCGACCGCTTACAAGACCCGCGGCCTCGGCGAGTGGATCAAAGCCACGGCGCAGACCGACCTCCCGGTTCCTGCTTCACAGCGCACGCCGTCCGGTAGCATCAACGCGACCGTGACCGCTTCTCTCACCGAGACGATCTTCCAGAACGTCTTGCAGAGCATCTACGAGCAGACCGGCACGACCGACCGTCTCGTCATGGTGGCTGGCCCGTCGTTGAAGAAAGCCGTCACGAACTTCACCCGCTTCACGGTGAACGCGACCAGCGATGTCTTTAGCCTGCGTCAGAGCACCCAGAATGCCGATTCCGGCAAGCTGGTCTCCAACGTGAGCTTCTACGAAGGCGACTTCTCGACTGTCGAGATCGTGCCCTCGCTTCTGCTCGCGGCCAACGCCTCGACCGATGCCGAGAAATTCGCCCGCGGTTACATCATGTCGGCCGATCACCTCATGCTTCGCTATGGACGCCGTCCGCGGTTCCAAGAGCTGGAAGACATGGGTGGTGGTCCCCGCGGTTTGATCGACGCCATCGTGTCGCTCGCCGTGATGACCCCGAAGGCCATGGCCAAGTTCAACGCGACTGCCTAATTCAACTACTAACGAAAAAACCAACTAGGAGAAATTAAATGCAAGTCTTTGAACTTCCCATTGAAACCAAATCGTCCACCGGCTTCACCCACAAGGCGATCATCACCCACAGCGACCTCACCGAGTCCACCGCCGACACCGACCAGACGCTCTCGCTTCTGGCCCTTGCCGCCGGCGACGTTGTGACCACGGCCGCCTGGAAACTGGTCACGCCCTTCAAGGATGCCAGCGACGCAGCCCTCAACGACACCAAGGTCCAGCTCGGCGACAGCTCCGACGACGACGAATACGTCGCCGCCACGCAGGTCAACGAGAACGGCACCGAAGTCCTCTTCGCCGCTGCCGCTCCCGCCTCCGTTCCGTTCGTTTACACGGCGGCCAACGCGGTCGAACTCTTGGTTGAGTCGATGACGGCCAAAAGCCTCAGCGACATCGACACCGGTGAACTCCACGTTTACCTCGGCGTCAACAAACTGAGCGACCTCTAAACGTCTTGATTCACTGCCCCTGCACTGCGGGGGCAGACTTCAGGATGTCAGATAATATATTCGGCGATCTGGTCGCCGACATGGACGACGAGTTAGCGCACCTCGTCAAACAGGAGTTGCAGACTGGGTGGCGCGCCCAGCAGGTCATGGCCGCCATCGAGGCGACCCGTGTGAAGCAGCTCAACGACCAGATCGAACACTGCACCGTCGAAGGACTCGGCCAGCACGTCATGGACGTGCCGGCCGATGCGTATTTTGCGTGGAAGCGCCACCTTGGGGACGACTGCTGGGCAGATCGTGGCTTCCGAGACTGGTTTAAGAAACATAACCCCGAGACCGCGGTCAACTACACCCCTCGCAACACTACTATTCTCGTCCCGTGACCAAACTCGACCGCGAAAAAATCACCGAGATCATCGGTGATATCGACCAGGCTGACGCTGACGGCGCATCCTATATTCAGCGCAAGCTGCGCAACTTCAACACCCGCTACTGCATCTGGCCGGGGCAGACCGACGACGGCCGTAAGCACGCCGGCGCCTACGGCAAAAAGATTTTCCCTTGGGATGGCGCTGCCGACACCAAGATTTTCTTGAGCGAGCAGATCATCCGCGAGCGGGTGATTGCCCTCGTCAACGCCTTCTTCAAAGCCCGCATCCAAGTGCAGCCGGTTGAGTCGATGGACATCGACAAGCGCAACGCCGCGGAGACCGTCCTCAAGTGGCTGATGTTCCAGCACTGCTTGGACGACCTGCGTCGTGAAGTGCGCTTGGCCGCCGAGATCCGCGAGACCTACGGACTCGCCGTGATGGCGATTGACTGGGAGCAGCAGACCCGCGTGGAGGTCAAATCGTTCAGCATGGAAGACGCCATGGCGATGCTGCAGGAGTCGCAAGACCCCAACTTGCAAGCCCTCCTTGAGGTCGTGCTTGATCCCGAGCAGGAAGAACTCGCCGCACAGCTCATGGGCGAAGTTATCCCGGCTTTGGGATCAACTGTCAAAGTTCGCCAGTTCCGCGAAAAGGGCATTGTCGAATGGGACGAGCCTTACATCTTTTCCAGCAAGCCGGTCGTGCGTGCCTTAGAAGCCTGGGAGGACATTATTTTCCCCATCCAGACCGACAGCATCCAGCGTGCGTCCTTTGTCGCCCGCCGCGAACTGCTCAACGAGGTCGAGCTGCGTGAGCGTGCGAACCTCGAGGGCTGGGACAAGGAATGGCTGGAAAGCGCTGTGAAGCACAAGGGTGAGATGAAGCGCATCCACCTCAACGTCCACCGCTCGGACCAATTCCTCTACGAGAAGCTCCGCGACCTCATCGAAATCTGGCACGTCTACCGCAAGGAGCTGGACGAGCGCACCGGCGCCGTGAAGGTCACCCGCACCGTCATCAGCTACAGCATCACCGACAAGGCTGCCGTGCATGACATCATGCCGTACGCGCATGGCCTATATCCATTTGTTGAGCTTCCCCGCGAACGCAACACGCGCCCGCTTTTAGAGTCCCGCGGCATCCCGGAGATTGTCCAAACGGCGCAGGAGGAAATCAAGGTGCAGCGCGACTTCCGCGTAGACCGCGCATCCATTTCTATACTCCCGCCGCTCAAGACGCCCGCCGCCCGCGGCAAGTTTGACCTCGTGCTCGGCCCTGCCATGCAGATCCCCGAGCGCCGCCCGGGCGAGGTCTCTTGGATGCAACCACCAGCCTTTGACCAAGGCAGCATTGAAGTGGAAGCCGCCACCCGCGCCGATGTGGACCGATATTTTGGCCGCATGACCGAGGCCGTGAATCCCAACATGGCGATGCTCCACATGCAGGAGCTGGTCGATAGTTGGCTCATCGACATGAAGCTGGTGAGTGTACAGATCATGGCGCTCGCCCAGCAGTATATGACTCCCGAGGAGGTCGCGCGCATCACCGGCAATGCGCAGTTGGCATTCAACGCAAGCCCGCAAGA